TGGTCCTGATAAGAAAGCTAAGGGATACGTTCCAGGCAGACACACTCTAGCCACAGTGAATGGTGTGATATTCGACGAAGAATACCATAAAACTAAGTTCCCGTTCGTGTTCATGCAGTATTCAGACCCGTTCTTGGGCTTCTTTGGTCAAGGACTAGCCACTCAGCTGTTCGGTACACAGCTAACACTCAACCGTATCCTGTACACCATTGCTAGGGCAATCACCCTTGTCGGTGTTCCTAGAGTATTCATAGAGCAGTCCTCTAAGGTAGTGAAGAGCCATAACGACAACCAGATCGGCACCATCATCACCTACTCAGGAACTAAACCATCCTACGAGGTAGCTCCATGTAATGCTCCTGAGCTCTATGCTGAACGCGACAAGCTCATCCAGTATGGTTTCCAGCAATGCGGTGTATCTGCTATGCAAGCAACCTCGCAGAAGCCTGAAGGACTAAACTCTGGAGCTGCAATACGTTCCTATGATGACATCTCAACAGACCGCTTCGCTGAACTCTCTAAGAAATACGACAATGTGTTCGTTGATCTAGCTTACATGATAGCGGACACCGCTAAGGATATAGCTGAGCGCGATGGTAAGTACGAAACCGTATACCCTAACAAGAACGGAACCAAGGAGATAGACCTTCCAGCTATGAAGTTCTTGAACGACCCATTTGTGATCCAGTGCTTCACCGAGTCTTCACTTCCTCGCACCCCAGCTGGACGCATACAAACTGTTACAGAGCAGGTTCAAGCAGGTATGCTGTCTCTCAAGGAAGGTCGTAGACTTATGCACTTCCCTGATCTAGAGCAGAACGAGATGCTAGACAATGCCTCAGAAGAGCGTATCTATAAGATCTTAGACGATATAGTAGAGAACGGTAAGTACGAGATGCCTGATACGTTCATGGACCTACAGCTTGCTACTCAACTCACTGTACAGTACATCAACTTATACTTAGCTGCCAACCTAGAAGAAGAGAAGGCAGACATGCTTCGTAAGTTCTTCAAGCAGACACAGACACTCGTTCAGGCTTCTATGCCACCTCCAATGCCAGCAGCACCTACACCGCAGGCAAACCCGATGCCTACGCCAACTAGTCCTCTAGTCCCCAATGCTGCTAAAGCAGCTTAAATAATCTTTCAACAGGTAGATGTAGTTATATCTACCTTTCAGTAACATCAGTAGTAACAAGGATTTATATGAAGATCGCACCGATAGCAGCTCCAAGTAACACCCAAGGACAAGCAGTAGACGTAGGGAATGGACAGGGAAACAGTCCAGATGCCTTAGCTCGTGCTAAAGCAGCATTCCAAGGTGTAACACAGACACCCTCTACATCCTATGAGGATCCAGTAGTAACTAAGACACGTGAATCTATACGCTCTCTCAAGATGAACACCAACGCTTCTCCTGATAGGTTTGATGACCAAGGAGCTTTTGCACAAGATAACACCATAACAGACCCTTCTAGAAACACTAACGCGACAACTGAAGTTACTCAGCCGCTTAGTCCTCAGTATGCCGCGCTCGCTAAACAGCGTCGCGCCCTCCAAGTTAAAGAGAGGGAGCTAGCAGAACGAGAGCGTTCGATGTCCTCACAGACACCTAGGACAGGTGCAGATGATGTGATAGCCCGCTTGAAATCTCAGCCTCTGAGCGTGTTGCAAGAACACGGCGTAACGTACGATCAGCTCACTGAAGCTATCCTATCGACCCAGAACTCCAATCCCGAGATGCAAGCTCTAAGAGACGAAATCCGTGCCCTTAAAGAAGGTGTGGATAAGAACTTCACTGAGAGAGATTCCTATGCTGAACAACAAGTGTTGTCAGAGATGCGCAAGGAAGCCATAGAGCTTTCTAAGCAAGGGGATACATTCGAGATGGTGCGAGAAACTCGCAGTCTACCAGACGTGATGAGATTGATAGAGCAGACCTACAGAACTACAGGAGAAGTCTTGGATGTTCAAGAAGCTATGCAGCTAGTAGAAGATGAACTGATGAACGAAAGCCTTAAGATTGCAAACATAAAGAAGGTGCTAGGAAGATTGAACTCTGCTCCTACACAACCTGCAGCTCAGCAGCAACAGACGAATCCTCCTATGAGGACTCTTACCAACAGAGATACAGCGAGTCCACGTGTATCAGCTAAGGCAAGGGCAATCGCAGCGTTCTACGGCAGTAAAGTTAAGTAACAAACATAAAAGGATTTAAATAAAATGGCTATCGCACCTGTTTACGCAAACTCGGCAAACCAGATCGCAGCTCTTAAAGAGCTCTACACTGATGACAAAGACTACATGAAGAACATCGTGTACTCCAAGAACCCTCTCTTAGCTCTTGTTCCTAAGAACGAAAGCCCAGATGGATTCGCTGGTAAGTACATCCCAGTTCCTCTTGAATACGGTAACCCTCAGGGTCGTGCACACGTTTTCGCTAACGCTCAGAACCAACAAACAGCTTCTGATGTTGTAAGCTTCTTCGTTTATGCAGTACAAGACTATCAATTGGTAACAATCACCAACCTGTTGATGGAACAAACCAAGTCTAACGCAGGAGCATTCGTAGATGAAGCTTCCCGTACTCTAGACAACGGCTTCCGCAACATCTCTAACAACATGGCTTTCGAGCTATTCTCTGGCGGTACAGCTTCACGCGGTACTATCAGCGCAGCTGGTGTAACTCTTTCTGGTTCTACTCTATCCTTTGTTCTAACCAATAGCCAGTCTGTTGTTCAGTTCGAAGTAGGAATGACCATCCAAGCTTCGGCAACTGACGGTGGAGCTGCTCTGCAGAACACTCCAGGGACCATCGATGCTATCCAGATCACATCTGTAAACCGCGGTACAGGAGCTATCTCTGGTACTGTTGTTCAAGGTGCACCTGGTTCTAGCTGGGGTGCAGGGGACTTCTTGCAGGTATTGGGCGACATCGGTATCGGTGGAAGCTCCACGATCGCAGGCATGTTGGGTCTATCTGGCTTAGCAGCTTGGGTACCTAACGTTGATCCTCCTTCGAACGACAACTTCTGGGGTGTTAACCGCTCTGCTGACCCAACTCGTTTGGGCGGTCTGCGCTACAACGCAGGTAGTCAGTCTATCTCTGAAGGTATCACCAACGCTTTAGCTCTTGCTAACCGCGAAGGCGCAGCTCCAGACCTTATCGTTCTAGACTTCGTTTCCTATGCAACTCTTATCAATGAACTAGGAGCTAAGGTTCAATATGTTCAACTTGAGCATGATGAAGTTGAAGTAGCATTTGAAGCAATCCATTTCCACTCGGCTTACGGCAAGATCCCAGTGTTGGCTGACCGTTCGTGCCCTGCACAAACTGCCTATGCACTCACTATGGATACATGGAAACTGCGTACACTTGGTAAAGCTCCTCATATCCTAACCTACGGCATGGAAGGTTTGGAAGGCTTACGCGTCGGCAACGCGGACGCTTTGGAAATAAGAATTGCTTACTACGGGAACCTGATCTGTTCAGCTCCAGGTTACAATATGGTAATCGCTTTAAGCGCTTAAGCATAGATATATAGATAGAAGATCGTTAAAGGGTATCGCAAGATACCCTTTTTTATTTAATATATGGGAACGCCAATGGTAATGCTAATGGGAATGCGTGGTACAATGATCTTAGATAACATACAGGAGGAAACATGATTATCTACAAGATCACCGACAAGACTAACGGTAAGATATACATCGGACAAACCACAAAAACTATTTCTAAAAGATGGACTCAACATAAGCATAAAGGATTAAAATCTGGTGGGCATAAGAATCCACTCTATGCTGCCATGATGGCACACGGACTTGACAATTTCTCTATAGAAGAGATCGACAGTGCTTCCTCGATAGAAGAACTGAACAGGAAAGAGCAAGAGCATATCAGGACATCAAACTCTCAGCATCCTAATGGATACAACCTAGCATCTGGTGGATTTTCTTCTTCTGGTACATCTGCTTGGAATAAGGGGCTTAAGACTTCTGATAAAACTAAGGAAAAGCTATCTAAGGCTCATATGGGGCAAATTCCAGGTAATAGAAAACAGGTATTGTGTTTAAATAATAATGTTGTGTATCTGTCTCTTCATCATGCTGCAAAAGATCTGAATCTATTAATTCCTAAAATAAGTCAGGTTGCTAATGGTCAACGCAAACATACACAAGGTTTTCGATTTACCTATTCTCTTCCCCAACAACCACCTGTTCCTGCTGGTTGGCACAAACCCACCGTTTACCTATTAGCTGGTCAATCTGGAGTAGGGAAGACGTGGGTATCTTCACAGCTTAAGGATAGGTTTGTTACGCTCAGCAACGACATGGACGGACCTGAAGAAGCCGTGAAGATGATGGTGGCAGATACCAGCAAGACGTACATCTACGAGACTCCCGTGTATGTATCTACTTTTATTAATAAAAATCAGCATCTATTTGATATTAAGCTCGTCGTCATACTAGAGGATGAAGAGACGGTGAAAGCTAGACTATTGGCCAGAAGCGGCAGTGCATTGTCTGCTATCTCTCGTCGGCATGCAAGGTTCAAGAGCATGGCAGATAGGTACGGTGCCGTGTTCACAGGTACTTCCCAAGAATGCTTAGAATTCCTTAAGATAGTTTAAACTACACACACACACACACACCTGTTTAAAATCCATCACTTAAACCATTCTAGCTTACTACACCATTACTTACCTATCTGAAGGCACGTTAGGACTATTTCCTGGTGTCATACTGATGTATAGGTGGTCTGGAGCCATACATAGAGAAATCTCCAGTCAATTAAAGGAACAGCTTTATGTCTCAATCTCGCGGCTTCGGCCTCAACGGTAAATCTCTGTATACGAACATTACTAAACCCATGGAAGTATGGTGCAACTTCATCGTTGACTCTGCCAACGGTAATGGTTTAGGAACTAGATCATTAAAATCAAATGGTTATATTGAAAGTGTGTTCATGTACACGTCAGCTACTCCTGGTGTAGTGAGCGGCCAGACAAACCCAATCACTGTGGCTGGCGGGTACGCGCTCATCACCTTCAAGAACAACTTCAACTACTACCTCGGTGGTTTCAATGGACAGATCGTTCCTCTAACCTCTACCTCTACGACCTCAACAACTGCTGGTCATGCCTATGTTATCACTTCCTTAGGAACTACGACTCTAGCTCAATTTACTGCTGCAGGCGTCCCCGCTGGCTTCACCCCAGCTGTAGGACTTAGCTTTATCGCTAAAGCCACTGGAGCTATCGGTGGTACAGGAACTGTAGGTTTGCCGGGAGTTCCAGTTGCTACATCAGTAACTGTAGTAGGCGATCCTAACACTACTATCTCTAACGCTAGTGTAGCTGCAAATGCTGGTGCTAAGATCTTAGTTCAGTTCTCTGCACCTACAAGCTCAAGCACCACTACTCTTGTATCCACTGCTCCTGCAGACGGTACGGTGGTGAGCATGCAGTTCTGCTTTGACGGTAGCACGGTATCTATCCCTGATGCACCTGGAAGTACAGGTCTGTAAGAGAGATATAAACGCTCTTTAAATATATGAGTAGAGCGTGAAACACTTGCTCTACTCATATTCTTTATAGGAACAAAGAATCGATGGCAACAGTACCCTATCAACCGCAAAATCTTAACACATCTCAAGCAGATGGCAACATTCTATTGACATGGAATGCATCTTTGGGTGCCACATCTTATCAGATCCAGCGCTCTACAGATGGTGTGAACTTCACAAACCTCGCAACAGTGACATTAACACCCCAGTATATAGACACGCTCCCAGGTGTAGGACAGATGTTCTATTATCAGGTTGCAGGTGTAAACGGCAGTGGAACTAGCCCGTACTCTTCTATTGCGCAGATGGTTGCAGCACCACCTTCAGAGATGAGCTTGTATGAGCTTAGACTTAGAGCACAGCAGACCGCAGACAGAGTGAACAGTCAGTTCGTTGTTACGACTGAGTGGAACTCTTTTCTAAATCTAGCTATGTATGAACTCTACGATCTTCTTATCACATCCTATGAAGACTACTTTGCTTCATCCTACGTGTTCATCAACACAAACGGAACCATCCAGAACTATCCGGTTCCAGACGGTGTTACCAACTACCTTGGTGGAACATTTCCCAACAGTGCAGGAGCACCAGCTCCAGCATTCTACAAGCTTGCAGGTATGGATCTAGGTATCAACACCTCTAACAATGCGTGGGTTACACTGCTCAAGTACGACTTCATCGAACGCAACAAGTACGTGTACCCCAACAGTACATCCACCATCTACGGCGTTTTTAACATGAGATACAGAATCATGGGGAATAATCTAAACATCATTCCTACTCCTGCTGGTAACCAACAGATCAGAGTATGGTATAGTCCTAGACTTAAGCAGCTTCTATCTGATACAGATGTTACAACCATAGGATACTCAGGTTGGCTGCGATATGTTATCGCGCGAGCAGCTAAGTATGCCCTAGATAAGGAAGAAGGAACAGACACCTCTAAGCTATCTGAAGAGATTGCCTACCTAAAACTTAGAATTGAACAAGCAGCATCTAATAGAGATACCGGTGTACCTGACACCATCTCTGAAACTAGACAAGATAGTGCTTACAGTGGAAGTTGGGGCAACAACGGCGGTGGAAGCAGCGGTGGTTGGTGATGAATCAACTAAACCCTAAACTTGACTGGACACTAGCAAATCCACGTTGGGCTAGCACCCTAAACCCTCTGCTCGCTAATCCCATAGTTGGTGGCACCATATTACACAATATAGTGCTTAAGACAGGTGCTAACGTGATAAACCATACACTAGGACAAAAGCTGCAAGGATACATGGTTGTGTTGAACAGTGCAGCTGTTACATTCTACGATAGCCAAGCAACTAACCAGAGACCAGATCTAACATTAATACTCAATGCGTCAGGACCCACGACAGTGAGCCTGTACGTATTCTAAAAGGAAAGTATACACGAACGTATGAGCAACATAAACATCTCACCTAACATGAATCTTCCTGTTCCAGTAGTGGGACAAGAACCTGGACCTGATTGGGCCAACGACATCAACGCATGCCTGGCTGCCATAGACCAGCACACCCATGCTGTCGGTCAAGGCATTCAAGTTACTCCTGCTGGGTTAAACATCAATGCTGATCTAGCTTTTAACTCACAGAATGCAACACTGATCAGAAGCACCAGATTTGCACCTCAAGTATCTCCCTTAGCGTTAGCTTCTGATGTTGGATGTTTGTATGTATCTGGTGCTGACTTATATTATAATGATGTAGCTGGTAATCAGATCAGAATAACACAAAGTGGCAGTGTAACAGGAGCTACTGGTACAATAACTGGATTACCAAGTAGTCCTCCAGGAGCAGGTGCTTCTTATTCTGCTGGTACTTTTACTTTTATAAGTGCAGCTGCTACTTTAGCTACTCTATCGGTAGGACCTATCTCCATTGGTAGTACGACAGCCAGTACTAAACAGGTAACAGTAAGTGCTGGTCCCACTCAAGCAGCCAACTATAGCTTGGTTCTTCCACTGTCCCAAGGCAGTGTCGGCAGTGTTCCTGTCAATGATGGAAGCGGTAACCTATCATTTCAACCTGTTACACCGGCAAGCGCAACAAGTGTTCTGACAAACAACGGTTCAGGAACTATTAGTTGGCAGAACGCACTTGTTGGAGCTGTTCCTGTTGGATCTGTGATCGCTACGTTTCCAAACCTTACAGGTGCCTATTCAACAACAGCAACCACTGTTGCTGATGCGTATGGTTTTGTTCTATGCCAGGGGCAAACAATTGCAGATTCCACAAGTCCGATGAATGGACAGGTAATTCCAAACTTAAACAGTGCAGTTTTCATTCAAGGAAATGGAACGTCAGGGACAACTGGTGGTGCAAGCTCAGTAACTCTATCTCCAGGAAACATCAACCATACGCACCAGATGGGTCACGTACATGCAACGCAGTATGTTGACCAAAGCACCCCTAACCATCAAGCAGCATATGTACTAACAACACAGCAAACCAACAAAACATCTGTTTCGACATCAGATTCCCTCTATTCAGTGTCTGAGTTTGTCACTACTAGCGGTACAGATATTTCCTTGAATGCAAGATTAAGTGGCAGCAGTACAGACCTGTATACGTCTGGGGTTGTTGCTGGAGCAGGTGGTGGTGCTGGAGACTCTGCTGAAACAAACGACATTGACGGTGCGCTTATCACTCCTGCGTCGTTTAGCATCATTCCTCCATTTATCTCTGCGGTATATTTAATGAGAATCAAATGACTTTAATAAAACAAGGTATA